TGCGGACACGATCGACCTCAACGAGATCGACGAGCAGGGGGTGGGGTTCCAGGCCAAGTCCGGTGTGACTGGCCTGGGCCTGCCCCCGGTCTCGGTCCAGTGGCTGGAAGGCGCCGGAGACGGCGCCATCTTCCGCAGGACCCGCGTACAGACCAGAGACATCGACATCCCCATCGACATCCTGGCGCTCGACCGAGCGGACCTTCAGGACAGGCTCTCCCGGCTGGCCCTTGTGCTGGCCGGGGGGTCCACCCTGGTCCTCCAGAACGGGGACGGTAGCGAGTGGCGCACGGACGTGTGGCGCGTCGGAGGTGGCGAGTACACCTACGGCGAGGACACGATCGGTGAGAACGAGTTCCAGACGGTTCTCACCCTGCGGGCCGGCGACCCGTACTTCACCAGCTCTCAGCAGCAGGTGCGTACGATCTCCGGCGCCACGGGGGCGAGCGCGTTCCTCACGAACCTCGTCACGATGAAGGTCGCCCCTTCGCAGGCGATCGGCTCCATCGACCTTTCCAACTCGGGTGACGCTGCGGCGTACCCGGTGTGGGAGGTCCGCGGTCCGGGTGACCACTTCGTCGCCACGTCACCCACTGGCGAGACGCTGAAGTGGAACGGCACTCTCACCGCCTCACAGAAGCTCATCGTCGACACCCGCAAGGGGACGGTGGTGGACGAGACCGGCGCCAACCGGTACGACCTGTTGGACACTGCCCCACGCTTCTGGACCGTCGAGCCCGGCGAGTCCACCGCGACCGCCTCTCTGTTGAACACCACCAGCGCCTCGCAGATCACCTGCTCCTGGTACCCCCGGAAGTGGATGGTGATCTGAGTGCGCCTGGAAGACATCACCGTTGAGGTGCGTGACAAGAACCTGGTCCGCAGGGGCGTCATCCGCCCCGAGGAGCTGGACCTCGAACTCACGGACAACTTCAACAACCTCGGCTCATGGGCGCTGACCCTGGCGTCGGAGCATCCGCTGTGTGACACGCTGCGGACGCCCGGCTCCGGGGTCATCATGACCGGGCCAGACGACGTCTTGCTGTCCGGGCCGATGGTGAAGTCGGAGTTCTCTTCGACCCCCACCGACCCGGACGGGACGGTCTCCTTCGAGGGCGTGTCTGACACTGTCTGTCTTGCAGATGCGCTGGCCTTTCCACAGCCGTCCAACCCGGACGGCGCCAGTCAGACAGAGGCGCATGACGTCCGCACCGGCAAGGTCGAGACCGTCATGCACGCGTATGTCAACGCCAACATCGGTCCGACAGCTCCGGCCGCTCGTCGCAAGACGGGGCTCATCATGGGCACGGACGGAGCCCGCGGACCGATCATCAACCAGTCCGCCCGCTTCCCGATCCTGGGCAACCTGCTCACCGAGATCGCCCTGCTGGGCCAGCTCGGTTTCCGTGTCGTGCAGCGTGGGGCGAACCTGGTCTTCGAGACCTACGCCATCACCGACCGCACGGCGTTCGTCCGGCTCGACGTCCGCAACGGGACGCTCTCCGGACAGAAGGTCGGCATCTCCCCGCCCGGCGTCACACGCGCCATCGTGGCGGGGCAGGGCGACCTCACCGAGCGCCAGTTCCTCCAGGTCGACAACGCCGAGTCCATCGCCGCGGAGGCTGACTGGGGCCGGCGTATCGAGCAGTTCATCGACCAGCGCAACACCGACGACTGGACCGAGCTCCAGCAGGCCGGCGACGAGGCGCTGGAAGGCGCAGGCTTCACCGCGATCAACGTCCAGGTCGTACCGATGGAGGACAGCCAGGCCCGCTTCGGCAAGGAGTGGGGACTCGGCGACAGCCTCGTCGTCATCGTCGATGACCAGGAGCTCAAGTCCACCGTCACCGGCTACGTCATCAAGGCCGACCGAGACGGCTTCCGGCTCGGCGCCCTGCTCGGTGACGCCACCGGCTTCGACGCCTCCGCCGCGCTGAACAAGCGCGTGGCCAACACCGAGACCCGCCTGTCCAACCTGGAGGCCAACTCCGGAGGCGGCGGCTCCTCTCCGTCCGATCAGATCATGCAAATCATGGGGGTGTGGTAAGCGATGGCGAACACGCCGAAGCGCCTGTCCAGAGGCAACACTTCGACGACGCTGACAAGCGTCTACACGGTGCCAGCCAGCACGACGACGATCGTGACGAACATCGTGGTGGCCAACTCGGGCACCAGCGCGGCGACGATCCTGCTCCAGCTCAACGGGCTGGCGATCATCCCGAACACCTCCCTCCCCGGTAACGGCATCTTCACGCTCGACATCTCTCAGGTGATGGACGCGGGCGACACGGTCAAGATCCAGGGCAACACGACGACCTGCTCGTACTTCATCAGCGGAGTGGAGGTGACAGCCTGATGGGCTTCTCCGTAATCCCGGAGCCTGCCATCTCCGGCTTCACGGGCCCGCAGGGTCCGGCTGGCACGATCCCGTCCGACCCGGTCTTCTCCGGCTCGATGGCGGTGAACGACACCTCCGGCGACCCGAACATCGACATCAAGAAGAACGGGTCGATGCGGTGGAAGATCCGCTCGGCAGGTACGGAGTCCGGCTCGAACAACGGCTCCGACCTGTGGGTGGAAGCCTTCGCCGACGACGGCACCACGAAGATCAACGATCCGATCTGGATCTCACGGACCACGGGCCAGGTCGCCATCGGCATCGCCGACAGCTCGCAGGGTGGCGTGAAGCTCAGCGTCAACGGAGCCATCGGTGTGCGAGACACCTCCGACCCGCTCACTACGGGCATGGGCGCTCAGCTCTACTCGAAGGCCGGCAAGCTGTGGGTGCAGACCGCGAACGGGACCGACAAGTTCCAGGTCGTCGAGTCGCTGCCGAGCAAGGCCAACGCGACGCTCAACGCGACATACATGAGCATCGACAAGGCGGCCGGTAACTACCGCGTCTTCCGCTGGATGACCGATGCCGTCAGTCGCTGGGAGGCCCAGGTCGATGACGTCGCCGAGGCCGGCTCGGCTGTCGGCTCTGACTTCCGCCTGTCGGCACGCAACGATGACGGCACGTTCAACAAGACCGTCATCCACGCCAAGCGGTCGGACGGCACGATCACCTTCGGCACAACGACGCACCACGGCTCCGCCCAGGTCACCTCGGCTGGCGCGGTCGGCCTGCGAGACATCACCGCCGACCCGGCTACCGCTACGGGCGGCGCCTTCCTCTACTCGAAGGGCGGTCTGGCCTACGTCAAGCAGGCGGACGGCACCGTCTTCCAGCTCGGTGCCGGTGGTGGCGGCGGGGCTGTCTCCTCGGTCAACAGCAAGACTGGCGTGGTCACCCTGGCCGCGTCGGATGTGAACGCTCTGCCGACCGACGCGGACGGCTCGACGGCTGGCCGACTCACCTCGGCGAAGGGCTTCACGGTCACCTCGGCCGACGTCAACCAGAACCCGATTCTCACGGACTCTCCGGCCGGCCAGGCGGCCCGCCTGGCAGTCATGCGCGTGAACGGCGTGGACCAGTTCTCCCTTGGCTCAACGGGCAGCCTGACCCTGGCTGGCGGCCTCACGGCTGGCGCCACGAGCACTCTCCCGAACCTGCGGCTCGGCTCGACGTCGACCGGCTTCGCTGGCGGCTCGGGCTCGGTCATCGCCATGGCCAACGCCACCACCGTCCCGAACTCGACGCCTACCGGCGCTGTGGTTTACGTCGAGGGCGGCGTGCTGAAGGTGCGACAGCTGGACCAGTCGGTCGTCACCGTCCAGAACCCTCCAGTCACCTCGGTGAACACCAAGACCGGCGACGTCTCCCTGACGGCTACCGACGTCAGCGCCATCCCCACCTCGCAGAAGGCTGCGGCCTCCGGTGTCGCCTCACTGGACTCGTCCACCAGGCTCCCGGCAGCACAGACCCCGACCGTGATGCCGCGCAACGTCTGGGGCCCCCAGGCTCTCGGCTTCGCCTCCTGGTCTGTCGACCCTGCGACGGTAGCCACTCCGACCGTTGGCCGCTCGATCACGATCGGACGCACCTACTACGCGGGCGTCTACATCACCGAGCCGACGGCCGTGAGCAAGGTCTTCGTCTTCGCCGCAGGATGGGCCGGCTCGACCGCAGTCCCTGCGGCCAGGTTCTTCGCGGGCATCTACGACGAGAGCGGCACGCGCGTCGCCTACACGGGCGCCACTGCACTGTCGAGCGTCGGAGCTGCTGGCCAGACCACCGGCTCCCCCACGGCGCAGGTGAACCAGCACACCGGAGCTGTCCCGCTCCCCCTCACTGCGTCCTACACGATGCAGCCCGGCCGGTACTGGCTCGCCTTCCAGATGAGCGCCGGTACGGCGACCGACTTCTACTACTACTACATGCAGAACGAGGCGACCGGGAACACGTCCATCTTCCACAACCTGGCGACGGCCTTCGTCCGCAACGCCTACATCTCCGGCCTGACCGGGATGCCGTCCTCGATCACGAAGACCGACTTCGTGCTCAACCACGATCAGATGATCATGGCCGTCGCGTAAGGAGTGTGCAAGTGGGAGCGTCCCTCTACCCGCCCCCGGTCGAGGCGCCCACGGTCGTCACGACCGGCCTGACCGCAGGCTCGGGCGTCACGGTCAACAACTTCCAGGCCAGGAAGATCAACGGGGTCTGCTCGTTCGGCTTCGACCTGGCCATCACCACCAAGTTCGACGCGGGCACGACCGCCCCGTACAACCTCGCCGACGTCGTCATCGCCAACCTCCCGGCCGGGTACCGCCCGGCCCGCACGGTGACGGCGATCTACTCCACCGGCTACGCGGACGGCGAGTGCGACGTCGAGGCGACCGGCGATGTCACCGTCCGAACCACGAACACGTACAGCCTGAACGTAGGCGAGACGATCCGCTGCTCTGGCGCATTCGTCCTGTAACCCAAGGAGGCCCCGCAAGTGGCGATCACTTCGTATCCCTTCGACAGCCAGGCTGTCACCGAAACCGACTACTCCCGTCTCTTCCGAGAGTTCCAGTCCACTGGCGTGGCGGATGGCGTAGGCGGCACCTCGCTCTACACCTTCGCGGACGGCACCGGCATGACCGTCAAGGTCAACTCCGGCTTCGCGATCGTGCGCGGCCACGCCATCTACTCGACGGCGACCGAGGTGCTGACGATCCCGGCATCCAACACCACCAGCCGCGTGGACCGCGTGGTCCTGAAGCTGGACCCTGCGACCAACTCGATCACCCTCGCGGTGAAGCCCGGCACGGCCGGCTCGTCGACTCCGCCCGCCCTGACCCAGACGGACACGGGCATCTGGGAGATGGCCCTCGCCCGCGTCACGGTCGGAGCCAACGTCACCTCGATCTCCGCCGCGTCCGTTCAGGGTGAGCGCAAGTTCATCGGCAACACGGTCGGCGGCTGGACCACCGACACCCGCCCGGACACTCCCCGCGTCGGACGCCTGGGCTTCAACCAGTCGACCAACACCTGGGAGTTCTGGAACGGTACGGCCTGGTCCGACATGGCCCCGACCGTCTCCTGGTCCTCGCTGACCGGCAAGCCGACCACCTTCTCCCCGGCCGCACACACTCACCTGTGGGCCGACCTGACCGACAAGCCCACGACCTTCGCGCCGTCGTCTCACTCGCACGACTGGAACTCGGTGACGGGCAAGCCCAGCACCTTCGCGCCGTCGACTCACTCGCACACCTGGTCCTCGATCACCTCGAAGCCCAGCACGTTCGCCCCGAGCTCGCACTCCCACTCCAGCTACCTGGAGTCGGGCGACACGATCTCCTGGGCCAACGGTTCGAAGCGAGTCCACGCCGACTCGGTGTCCGGCTCCGGTACGTACTACGCGGTGTGGGTGCAGGGTGACGGCACCTTCGCCCGCAACACCTCCTCGATCAAGTTCAAGGAGAACGTCCGCGACTTCGCGATCAACCCGGACGACGTCCTGAAGCTCCGCCCGGTCATCTACGACCGCAAGGACCGGGTCGACAGCGAGGGCACCGTGCGCGAGGGGCGCAAGGACGAGGTCGGCCTGATCGCAGAGGAGACCGAGAAGGCCGGCTTCGGCTGGCTCGTCAACTACCTCGACGGCGAGGTGGACGGGCTGCGCTACGACCTCCTCGGGGTCGCTCTCGTCCCCGTCGTCCAGCGCCAGGCCCAGCAGGTCGCCGACCTCGAAGCACGGCTGGCTCGCCTGGAGGCCAAGCTGTCGTGACCGCGATGGCCATGGAACCAAGTGTGCAAGTTGCGCTCGTCACGACGGGCGGCACCGTGTGTGCCGCCCTCGTCGGCGTCCTCATCGAGATGATGCGGCGCCAGGCGAACGCGATGAGCGAAGTGCGAGAGAACGTGCAAGTGGCGCGAGACCACGTTGCCAACACCCACAGCACGAATCTGCGGGACGACCTCGACGCGGTGATGTTCCGGATCGACCGGGTCATCGACGGCCAGGAGCGGCACAACCGCGACCTGACCTCCCTACGCGAAGAGATCGGCCACGAACGGCGCGAGCGACTGTCTGTCGCCGAACGCCTCGACGACCACATCGAAGACACCCGCCCCGTAGTGGCCGCCATGCGGCGGCTCTCGGGCTGATGGAAGGAGAACGAACAGCGTGACCGCGCACATCTACCCCGGAGGCAACTCCACCGTCCAGTGGTTCGGCAAGGCGTACTCCGGCGACACCATGCCGCACCCGAACGTCATCGTCATCCACACCACCGAGGGCGGCTCGTTCCCCTCTTACGGAGGGGGCGGCTCGGCGCCGACCTTCACCGTCAAGGGCAAGGAGGTGCACCAGCACTTCTACGCCAACCACTCCGCTCGGGCCCTGGTCAACGCGGCGGGGGGCGTCGACACCAACACGTTGAACGTCATCCAGATCGAGCTGGTCGGCACCTGCGCCAAGGGTGGGCCGGGCCTCTTCTGGCCGGGCGCGTCCGACGCTGACCTCGCGGGCCTGGTCGACCTGGTCGACTGGCTGACCGACACCTACGACGTGCCGCTCGTCTCCACCTCGAAGTCGTGGCTGAGTTACCCGTCGAGCTACGGCTCGAAGAGCGGGCAGCGCATGTCCTTCGCCGAGTGGAACGCCTTCAAGGGGATCTGCGGTCACCAGCACGTCCCGGAGAACGACCACGGCGACCCCGGCAACTTCCCGATCAAGCGGCTGATCGAGCTGGTCAAGGCGAAGAAGGGCAAGCCGGCCACTCCCGCGCCGGCCCCCGCGAAGCCTGCCCCCAAGCCGGTCTCGAAGATCGTCGCCCTGAACTCGGCGGTCAAGCCTGGTGCCCGGCACGCGCAGGTCAAGGATCTCCAGAAGTTCCTGGTCAAGGCGGGCTACGGCCCGATCCCCGGCGCGTACAGCACCTACTACGGCCCGGAGACCCAGAAGGCGGTCGCCCGGTTCCACAACAAGAACCCCCACCTGCGCACCGCGGGGAAGTCGTACGACCCGGTCATCGGGAAGTCCGGCTTCAAGGAGCTCCAGAAGGAGGCTGGCGTCAAGTGAGCAAGCACGCGAAGCTGACGAGTAAGGGCCTGGCTCGTATCGCCGGGGCCCTGCCCACCAAGTACAAGTCCAAGGCTGGGCTGGTCGCGGCTGTCGTTGGCGTGGCCCTGTCCCTGGCCACCTACTTCGGCACCGACTACCCGCAGGCCGCGCTCGTCATACAGGCGCTGACCGCGTTCGGTTTCGTCGAGCAGTCCGACTCGGAATGAGAGAAGCCCCCGCTGGCCCATGTGG